TTGTTGTCTACTAATTTTTTAGGTTTTTTAATTTTAAAAGAACCTTCTTCTTTTACTTCTTCTTTTGACATAATATAATATAATAATTAATAATTGTTACCCCATTAGCTGATTAAGGTTTAATCCTTGTTCTGCTTGTGGCGTAGGCATAGCACTTTCAGGCGCCATTTTCTCTTTTTGAGTTTGTCTTTGCTCGCTTCCTTGCATTGAAACTCTCTTATCTTTACGATCTTCTTTTAATGAGTCTGAGTCAGTTCTAGCTTTACTTCTAAGTTCTTCTATCTGCATATCATATTCAAACTGAGACTGCATTAGCTGTTGCTTAACTTGAGCTTCTTGTTGTAGTTTTTGTATTTCAAACTGAGACTTAGCTTGTTCTAATTGTATTTTTTGTTCTACAATTACTTGTTGTTTTTGTGATTCTGCTAAAGCAGCTTGCTCACTAGCTTGAGCATTTGCTTGAGCTTGAGCTTGCATATTCTGCTGTTGCATCATTTGCTCTTTAGCCATTTTATTTTCACGTTTCTTTTTCAACATCCTGTTTGCAAGCTTTAAGTTTTTAACTTCTCTAAGCTCTATAGCATCTTCTAAATATATTTGACCTCCTTGTAAAGCTACTTGTATGTTTTGCTCTAGTAACTGTTTGTCTGCTTCGTCTGGTTCTAGATTTAAAAATATACCAAAATCTAATAAATTAGAAGAAGTCAATTCTTCTAAAGTTTTAGAGTTATACATAGATATGCTTTGTATTAAAGCATTGTAAGTAGTAGGATAAGCTATAGCATCAGCTATACGCATACTAATGTTTTCACAAGTTTTTAATGTTAAGTATAAGCTAGACTGTAATATATGTCTAGTTGCTACATTAGAGTTAGCAGCTGCTAGTTTTTGTAAACCAACTAGAGCATATTTGTCCGGATTACTACCATCTCTAGCTTCGTTAAGTCCTGTTACATCTCTAATCATTTGTAAGTAATATTGATAAGTCTGTATCAAAGACTGTATTTTTCCCATACCATTATTAGTATTTATTTCTTGTATAGGAACTCTACCAGGATTTCCAGTACCATCTTGAGTCATTGATCTACCAACTATAGAACCAGTTTGAAAATACATATTCAATGCTTCAGCGGGATTATAGTTTGTACCATTGCCTAAATCTACTTCTGACAATCCATCGACATCCATATATACACCATCAGGTATAACTCTAGACATAACTTGCTGTAGCTTTAAATGAGTTATTTGTATCATATCAGCAAACGTAGTTATTCTACTTACTATAGATTCAACTCTACCTTTGTACATACGAGGAGCAACTAAAGAGTAGTTCATGTTAACTTTAGTTATATCAGCTTCAGGTCTAGTCATATTCTTAGCCATGCCCCAGCTTAATAATTTATCTCTACCTAATACTTTAGCACCGCTGTATAATACTTCTATAGCTCTATGAGCTTTTTTAAAGTTGTCAGTATCAGGAGCTTCTAAAAATGTATCTTGCTTTTCTAATGCTTTTTCAAAACCTTTATCTGTTTTCTTTATTTTAAAAACTTGATTAGTGTAAGTTTTATAATCAAAATATAATACCTGAACAGTATGATCATCATATTTACCATTGTAAGTTCTAGTATATTGTGAGCTACCTCTATACTTTTGTAGATCTTTAATATCTTCGTTTGTTAAATCTGGAAATTGTTTTTTAAGCTCTGGTATACTTAAATACTTTACTTCACCTACATAATATAAGTCTTGAAAGTATGGATCTTCGCTATATGAATGTACTAAATTAGCAGGGTCAACATATTCAATTTTAACACCTTCGCTTTCGTTAAAACAAGTTTTAGTACAAGCTAAACCTAGCACAGTTAAATCATAATTTAATCTTTTCCTAATTAAATCATATTTATTTTTGTCTAATATATAATTTATAGCTTCTTCTTGACTAACTTCTACAGCTTGTTTATAATCAAACTGCATGTGAGCTTCTATATCTTCTTTTGCTGTAGGAACATTTTTACCTTTTGGACCTCTAGAAACATCTTTACCGGTAGCATTTTTTACAGCTTCTATATACTTAGCAGCGTTAATATCAGCCATTATGCTTTCAGCATATTCAGTTCTTTTCTTTACAGATGTAGGATCTTGTGCATATGCTGTTAATTCGTAGTTTCTTTGGCTAATTCCATTTACTAATATATCAACAAACTTAGGTATAACTGGTACGGGTTTCCAGTCTAAGTTAAGATATGATAAATCACCATTTATAGATAATTCGTCTTTGTACTTTTGAACACTTTGTTCACCTCTAGCATATAATCTAAGTCTATGGAAGTTGTTATAATTAGTATTGAACCTATCATAAACACCTCTATCATTAGCGAACCATTCGTTTTCTATAGCTCTTGCTACTGCAAGCCCGTATTCTTGGGTAGCTTTTTCTGCTTCAGGTACTACCTGATCTGGAAAAGAACTATTATAATTAGTATTTATCATTTATATTATTTTTGAATTATATCCTGTATTGTCGTATCTTTTAATACCTAAATTAACGCTTTGTTTTAATCTTTTAGCAACTGGATTATATTTGTTTTGATTTACAGCCATTATAGCTAAACCAGAACTAATAGAAGCATCATGCTTAGTTCTATTGTTTATGTTAAACTTAGCCCAGTCTTCCAATGTATTTTGAAAGTATAAATTACCATATTGATTATCTTCACTTAATCCTACATAGTTTTCTATATAACTTTCAATAGCAGCAGCATGTGCTTGCTTAATATCTTCACTTGTATTGGGTATTCCACCTATTTCTTTTTCAGTAGTAGACAACTTATTCCAAACTTTGTCAGGTCTATTAATGCTAAAATTTCTATAACCTCTTCTTTTCAAATAATACAATAGACGAGGTTTATTGTTTTCTGCTAGTATAGGCATCCCATAAAAATGAAGTGCCATTAGAACGTCCTCAAAGAACATCTCGGCAGTCTGTGGCCTACATATATACTCTAAAAAGAAATGATTTGGTGGTGAATCAAATAAACTAAACTTAGTTAATCCATGAAGTGCTCCTTTACTGCCGCGACCATCAACAGTACCGCTAATATCGTAAGAGTCACAGCCGAAAGCTCCAACATCTGTATTACCTGGATATTTGATCCCATTTTTAATTATTATATTGTTTTGCATTTCAGCGTTAGGCACCCAAGAAATTAAAAACCTACCATCTTTATTTGGATAAAAATAAACTTTAGTATCTTGTACTCCGTCTTGCCAAGCAAAACTTCCTCTTGTAACTAGTTTAGAATTATCTAATTCTTCGTTGTAATCTATTTGCTCGTATATTTTAGTTAAGTTAAAAAGACTATCTTTTGTTTCATCTCTAAAAGCATGTTGCTCTGTTCTTGGAAACTGCCTATAGTATTCATTTAAACTATCACTATCACCTTTCAGTCCTTCAACTTCATTTTCCCAGTGTTCAATAACTCCTGTTGTAATTTCATAACCATCTGCTCCTTTGATATTATCTTGTCCTCTAGTGAATACAGGGTGTCCGTAAGTATCGATGAATCCCTCGTAGTTCCACTCCATAGGTATGAACAAGCTATAGAGTCCAGAAGCAGTTTGTCCGTTTCTATTTCTTTTTGTAACGTCTGAATCGTAGTAAAGTTTTTTAAAATTGTCTCCACCTTTATCTAAAGCATTTGATGTTGAGCCCATCATACATTTACCTACAACTCTAGATCCTAGACGTAATGTAGTTTTTGTAACTCTCCAGTTGTTTAATATATTGTCAGGTCTTTCCCATTTACCACTTTCATCATGAGCTAATAGCTTTAGCTTTTCACCATCGTAAGAGTTATCACCCGTATTTTTCCAGTCAATAGTTGTATCAAGTCCTTCTAGTTCTGTAAGCTGTTCATTCGTCTCCAGCTTTCTTCTAGTAAGTTTGGATGCCGGAACCCTATATGCCAACTCAGTTTTTGGCCGATCCATACCGTCTTGAATTGGTTTGAAGAAAAACGGATAATTAACGGATATTGGGACAACTTTATCTGTAAACATTTTTTTGGCATCTGAACCAGACTTGGAAAGTATGCCGAATCTAGCATCGGAAGATATTGTAGCTTGGTTAACAAGTTCTGCGCTTGACATAAAAGAGAATCCAGATCGTCTGTTTTTAAGGTAGCACATGCCGTAGGATCTATAATCTGCTTTGCATGCTTCCCAAAATATAAAGAAGAGTCTGTTTGACTCTCTAAAGTCTGGTGCTCCAACATCAATTTTTGACCATTGCAAGTACATATAGTGAGTACCAGTAATGTAAGTAGCCACACCCTTATTATAGAACCAGAATCCTTTATCTCTTTTTTCAAATTCTTTATCAATGTAGTCATACCACTTTTCTTTAAATACTGTATCTTTTTCTTCCCAATCAAACCTAGTTTTTATCCTTTGTAATTCTTTTGGGTATTCAAACCTTTGCCAGCACTGTTCCGCTTTATTTTTGCTTTGTTTATACGGTTCATCTGTTGCTGGTAAAGCGATGCGGAGATTTTGTATTTCAATGATTGTTCCAATTTTACCTGTTTTACTTATTACTACAAAATCATATTGAGAATTATAACCATATTCCCATTTTTTAAACCTATTGTTTTTAGCTAATATCTTAGAGTTAACAACGTCTTTTACTTCTTTCCATAACGTTTGTTTGTAACTCATTTGCTTCTACCTTCTGCAAAGCCTTTAAAACTTTTAACTTGTTTATCTTTACCTTGCTTTATTTCTTCTATAGCTTTTTCTTCGTCTTGTATTCTATTTAATATTTCAAAAGCGTCGAATATAGCTAGCTTTTTAGTAGCTGCAGCGTTTTTTAACCTATCAGCTGTAACATCATCTTCAGTATCTACTATAGGTTCTTTAGCTACTTTAATTAACTCTTCAACAGCTTTTTGTGCTGAGTCAATTATTCTTTGCTTAGTTTTTATAATATCCATAATTTAATACAATTCTGTTTAACCTCATGCAGTATAATTTTTCATTATTAATTATAAATTCAAATTCTGACTTAGGCTTAAATATAATATGGTCTTGTGGTTTTATATGTTTATTGTTAGGGCATATATGAACAATTCCTTCGTAAGGTTGTTCTATTCTAGTATGTAAATAACTTTTGTTTTTTATAGGTTTAACAAAACAATAATCTAAATTAGATTTATTATTGTACATATATATTTGATCTAAACCGCAGAAATACAAATCATCTTTAAAATACTTAGCACTATTTCTTTCTCTACCCTTCATGTCGTACCATCTTCTAAATATATTATGATGTACATAAACTTCGTCACCCACTTTTATTGGAGAAGAGAAAGCAGTTGGCACAGAAACAACAACTGCCCTCTTACTCACAAATCTGTGGTTTTCTATAGTGGTATTTACAATAAGAGATTTATCTCCTACTTTTATTTCATTGTCATATCTTTCGCTGAAAGGTTTAACAATAAAGTCGTATAAACTATTCACCGTAGTTTAAATCATATTCTACAGATATAGCCATATTTCTATTAAACTTTTTCCAAGGAAGAACTTCTTTATTTTTAGTAATAAATATATCGTAAGAATCATCTTCATTGTTGTGTATAATATTAGAAATAGTATGATCACCCCAAACTTTTTGACCTACAGCATAATGCATTGCGCTGTCTTTATAATCAGAACCTATACTTATTTTTCTAACTATACTACTCTGCTTCATTGCTCTCACTTATTTTACCATCTTTTAAATCGATAGTAACTTTACCATACTTTTCTTCTAAGGTAGCTTGTAATGATCCTAGTTCTATCCTAGCAGCTTGTAGAGCTTGAATGTGCTCTATTTTTTTAGCTTCTAATGCACCTAGGCTAAATACCTCATTATTTATTTTATCATTAACAGTCGTTATAGAAGTTAATTCTTCTTTTGTTACTTTTTTTGCTTTTGCCATTTTATTTTATTTTATTTAATTTAACTTAATTATATAATCACTTGTAAGTTAGTATACTTACCTACAATCACCTGCAGCATTTACTACACCACTTGAGCTAGTTGTTACAAAGACTTTAGCTTCAGAAGCATTAAAAAATGCTATATGAGAACTATTTAGTGTAGTTGTTCCAGCATCACTATAAACAATGTCGTTCATACCTGGGAAATCTCCACTTCCATTATGATAAACTGTGTCCTCAAAATCTTCTATAGAACAAGCAGCATTAGCAGTATCACCACTTATTCCACCTGTAAAAGAAGTTACAGAAACAAAATCATGATCATAAGCGTAAAACTCTGACATGCTGTGTGGTGCATTTCCATCGGGCCGATCACTAGAAGCGTTGTTTAAGTTTATGTTTTCTACAGTGCCATCGCTACAGTCTTTTAAACTTATATTACTATGAGAATTACTAGAGCTATAATTGTCATCACTAAGCTCTCTTTTAATACCTAGCAAACTAAGAGCGCCACTACTTGGAACAGCCATTATATTAACCTTTTTAAGCCATCAACTTGTTTAGATAAGTCTTTTATAGCTTCAATTAGTAATGGTACTATCTTTTCATACTTAACAGCTTTGTAACCGTTATCTCTTGTATCTACTACTTCAGGTAATATCTTTTCTACTTCTTGAGCTATAACACCAACATCGTGACCTTTATTAGGATGTATTTCTTCGTCTTCTATCCAATCAAACTCTATACCTTGTAAAGATTTTACTTTATCTAAAGCTTTATCTATAGTACTTAAATTATTTTTTAATCTTATATCAGAACTAGCAAATGCTGTTATATCATTTGAAGCTTGTATAGTTCCTACTGTTCCACCAGCAGCCATACCTACACCTAGCTGGCCAGCTACTCTACACGTACCATTTACATATAGCTTTTCAGCAGGTGAAGCAACATTAGTACCTACAACCATTTTACCACCACCGTGGCAAGCATTTACATTACTATCATCATACCAGTTTAAAGCAACTAAAGCAGTACCTGAAGAATCTATAATAATGTACCCGTTTGTTTCAGCAGCTTTTATTGACGGCTGACCTGAAGCTCTAGTTAACTTAATATTAGGATTACCAGCTGTAGCAGTATTAATATATCTTCCAGTATGGCTTAATATAGTTCCATCAAAAGTTAAATTATTTTCACCCTGCATTGCAGTAGCACTTGTGCCTGTTACTAATCTATTGTTTGCTAGATTAGAAAAATTAAATGTATTTGTATTCCAATGTTTATATTGCGTAGTATCACCATCACCATATATAGGACCTGTAGTTGCTATACCACCTTGAGATACTAAATCTATATCTATTGAAGAAGCTACTGTAAACGAGCTATAACTAGTTAAATTTCCAGTACCTGTACCAGAAGGATCTGTTGCATCTGGAGTCCAGTCTCTTCTATACCAGCCATTACTTTGAACATTATCCATGATAGCAAAGTTAACATTAGCTGTGCCATCTACGTATACTTGAAGTGCTGCACCATGGTATGTTCCACCCTCTTTTATTCTAATATCACTAAATCTACCATTACTACCATAAGAACTATTAAGCAAAACATTTAGAACATTAGATCCATCAGTTCCATAATGATGAGCAGCATAGAAAACTACAACTTGGTGTTGACCACTTGTTGTGTCCCATAATACAAATCTAGCACCAGCTCTATTACCAGTGTTGGCTACTATTGCTATAGTATACCAACCTGCTGCTAAACTTGTAGCGCTTTCTGACTCTTCTGAATAACCTCTTTTAAAATATGTATTTATAGTACTAGATGTAACAGTATCTGTAGGTATAGTTGTAGAGTTAAAAGCATTAGAACCTAAAGTTGCTGAAGATTTTGAAACCACATTACTGCCGTCCATAACTACCGCTTTGTAGCCTGTAGCAGTTACAGCAGGTATAGCATTTAGAGTAAGACCACTAGTTCCAATAGTAGTATTAGTATCTGTAATTGTTAACCTATCACTACCTCCAGTTCTAATTTTAAATTGGTTAGCACCTTGAAAACCAAAGAAAGTATCTGAATCACCATCATGATATATGTAGCTAGGTATAACTATAGTTCCGCTTACTGTTAAAACACTACCAGTAAAAGTTAAGTTTGCTTCTGCGTTAGCATTAGTTCCATCTCCTGTTAATACTCTATTATTAGCATTGTTAGATATAGTAGGTATTGTTGTACTATTAAATGCATTTGAGCCTAATTCTCTTTGCCCAACAACTCCACTTGAATTAATCATTAATGAACTTGCTTCACTAGATTGTTCGCCTACTGATGTTATTTTTAAACCTTCTGTAGTTAATACATTAGATGCATATGTAAAGCCAGAGTCTGTAATTAAATTTGTTGCTGATCCAAAAATTGCAACTTTATTACCTCCGCCTTGAGTAGCAGTTAGTCCACCACCACCAGAACCAAAAGCTCCAGAGCCTAGTTCTCTAGTTCCAACAATGCCTGATGAATTAATCATCAAAGCAGTTGCTTCACTGTTTTGTGCTAATAATCCAGTTAGTTGTAACCCGGAAGTGCTGGTATTTAAACCAGCAACACTTCCAGGTATACTAACATCACTTAAAAATTTTATAGCCATTTAATTTTATTTAATTTATTTTATTTATTAACCACCAGAAGTACTGTAAGAGTTTTGCGTACTTGGTGAAGCTGCAGTTGCTTGAGCTTGGAATATACAAACAACATCGTGACTAGGCACGTGAGAAAAGAATATCTTAGCCGTATTAGCATCTGCATGTTGTACTTCTACCATACATTGAGTATAAGTTGAGTCAAGTAAATGAGCTGTAAATATAAAGTCTCTAGTTCCTAAATCGTGAGTTATCACAGCAACTTTGTTAGATATGAAAGTTGAGTTAGAAACATCAACAGTAGATTTTAATCTAGTAGCTGCCATACCTGCAGCTGTAACAGATCTAGTAGTATCAGAACCAGCTACAACTTCTGCATTTGTAGCTACTTCCATAACACCTTTTGTGGTCGTGTTAGCGTCAGCTACAGATAATACAGCGTTTGAAGCAGATATGTTAGTACCAGCAAATAGATCAGCTAGCTTGCTTACATTAGTCATACGCATTGTACCACCATCATTATGTAAGAAACCATCACCATTAGCTACAGCGGTTGTTCCTCTTGCTGTACCACCATCAATTAAGTTTATTTCAGCAGTAGTAGCAGTAACGCCGTCCATTATGTTAAGCTCACTAGTAGTAGCTGTAACACCATCTAGTATGTTTAATTCAGCAGCAGTTGAAGTTATTGAAGTACCAGCTATTTGTAATGTAGTAGCATTTACTTCACCTGCAGATCCATATATAACAGACTTGCTGTTTACAATAGTACCAGCAGAAGATCCGTCATTTAAGTTTAATTCAGCGGCAGTAGAAGTTACAGCTGAACCATCTAAATATAATCTAGTTCCAAATATAAATCCAAACTCAACATCTCCAGCAGTTCCACTAAATACATTTAAACTGTTAGTTGCATCTGGTATAAAAGTAAATCTTCCAGTTGAATCATCTCTACCAAAGAAACCTAGCTTAGCAGCTGAACCAGTGTGCCATCTAAACTCTATACCTCGATCTTTATTGTCATCTGTAGAAGGAGCAGTATCTCCACCTAATGTGAATATAGGATCGTCAATAGTTACCGTAGTAGAATTAACAGTAGTGTTTGTTCCATTTACAGTTAAATTACCGGTTACTGTTACGTGTCCACCAAATGTAGCAGTATCGCCAGCTTGATTACCTATTGTAAAATCTCCACCTAAGTCAGCGTTAAGAGCAGTTTTAACTTGTGCTGTTGTTGGTGCTGCTTGTGTAAATGTTAGTCTATCATTTGCCGCACTAGTAGTTACAGCTAAACCGCCAGCTCCAGCGATTGTCAATGTATCTGTAGTGCTGTCTGCTACTACACTATCTTGACCTGAAACTGCTATTGTTTTAAAACAATCTGTTTGAGGAGCTCCTGTAAGATTTACCCAAGCAGATCCATTATAGTATTGTATCGTGTTTGTACCTGTATCATATATTACTTTACCTTCAACATTGCTCGCGCTTCCAGTAGTAGTCTTGTGCAGTATAGCGTTTCGCAGCTCTGACGCACTTCTAAGATCTAGGTGATTTAATATTGGTATTGCCATTTTTTGTTTAGTTTAAATATGCATAGCCGCTTTCTGCAGTGACTAAGTTAATTGTTAAATTGTTTTTATCAGTATATACTACACCACCAAGAGCACCTACATTTTGATATACATTATCATGACTTGTAAACTTTAAGCTAACGCTTGGAAATTTATTTAAGTTATGATTAATACTCCAAGTTGTAGAAGTGTTATTTTGAGTATGTGTATAATGCTTATCTTTGCCTTCAAAACCAAAAGCATAAAATTGATCTTGCTGAAGGCTGCCATTAGAAGAAACATGAGAAACACTTACGTCTCTAAGGTTATTATTACTAGAGTTTACTGAGTAACTATCGCCAAAAGTAAATCTTCCAAAATTGTTTCTGTCTCTTATATTAAATAAAATAACTTCTTGACTTAAGAAGCTATTTAAATATTCTCTAACATCACTTCCTCCTATATAAGAGTTATGTATAGTTAGCGTGTTAATGCTAGAAAAAGCAGAGCTATTAGCTTTGAAACTTCCTCCACCTAGACTACTAGTAGAACTAGAACCATCATACTTGTAGCCTATATCACCGCTTATACCTTGAGACGTTAAAAAATCTTTTAGATCGTTTATTGAGAAAGTCTTAGTAGAACCATCAACATCTGATCCTAATAGCAACTCCGATCCTCCAATACTACTATCTTTGGAATAAGCATTTATTCTAGCCATTAAATTATTTTCTTATTTTTTGTATTTTTTCAGCACCTCTGGAACCAAAGTATGCTACGTAAACTGTTATTAGTAACGTTTTTAAAAGCTCTACCCAAGCAGAGTCTACGTCAAATCTTGTGTGAAAAGAATCTAGCACTATTAAAAGAGTTGAAGCAAGTGTTAAATATATTAGTGTAAGTGGTCTAGTATTTTTACTTAACCAAGAGTCAGACTTCATATCACTATTCCACCTAGTAGATATATTTTGCATTTCCATTATATCTAACTCTAATAGTTTTAAAGCTTCTTCTTTATCTTGTGGCTCAATAGTATTATCACTTGTTATAATATTTTTTACTATACCAAGTCCACCTTGATCAGGTAATATATTACCTATAGAGTCTAAAACAGCAGGTGCTTTTTCTTTTAAGAATTTACCGACTTTTGTTTCTGCAAATTTCTTTTTAGCCATTACTTCTTTCTCTTAGAATTATAAGCACACTTCCTAGTTATTGGATTACCATCGGGCATTTGTGTATAACCAAATCTTTTTTTAACTACATCTTTACCTTTCTCTGATTCAACCATTTTTAATAAGCCGTCAGCATCTTCTGGTATCATTTTGTAAAGATCACTTCTCTGCACATTGCTTAAACCGCCTGGGTTGGAGGACTGTTGCATTGCTTTTTTTGCTGCTTTTCCTAGTTGTCTAGCAGCTTTCTTTGCCGCTAGTTTTATTATAAATTTTGGTACTGCCATTATTTCTTTTCTTTTGCGTATGCTTCTTTTTCCCAAGGATAAGACTTACTTCCGTCTTTAACTCCTCTTTTATATTTCTTACCTTTCCAGTAAATGTATTTACCATCATAAGATAGATCACCTCTTTTCATTTGTTCAAGATGAATCTTCTCGTGACTTATTACTGTTTCTAATAATTTTTTATCTCTTATGTCTTTGTTAACTACAATACTCCCACAATCATTAGCTCTACCCAATACACCTTTTTCATCAGGTATATTATATATAGGTGTGTTATCTATTTTATACGGAGGACTTAATTTAAACTTTGACATATTATTTTTTAGATTTTCTTCCTTTTCTTTCTTTACCTTTTACAGCATCGTCTATATCTCCAAGTTGATTACCAACTTCTTTTATAGCTTTAGCTACATCCTCTAGTTCTTGCATTGTTAATTTATATCTTTTCTTGACATCTTTAACAGTTGCAATTACTTTTTCATCTATTTCAGTTTTACTCCAAAGAAGTGCCCAGACATCTTTCAAGTATTGTTTAGTTAATTTCCACATATTAATATTTTCCTCTTACGCCTTTTGGACTAGACTTTGTAGATCCACCTTTACCACCCCATAAATCTTTACAAGCCCAGTAACTAGCAGTTAATTTACTTTTCTTTTTATCACAACCGTGTCTAGCTCTAAAACTTTTTCTAGCAGCTTTAGAATAGTTATGACCATAGTCAGAGTGACCATAATGTATAAGTTTCTCTTTACCGCCTTCACAAGCTTTTACCATTTTCTTCTTCTTCGGTTTAGGAGATCTTTTAGGCTTGTTACAAGCCATTTTACTTTTATCTACTCTTTTTGCCACGTTTCTTCTTTTTAGTTGATTCACCACAAGGTCTACCTGTAGCTACGTTAATCCAGTTTTCTTTTTCAAACCAGTCTCTTAATGTAGCGCCTTTTTTACGAGCGCCTTTAACATTAGATTTACTTGATCTTTTGTATTTACCTGAAGCAGCTGCTTTACGTTTAGCTCTAACAACTTTATCACGCTCAGCCTTACTCATTGATCTTACCTTTGCAGCAGGTAGACAAACTTTTTTGGTGCCACCACCTTTAACTTTACTTTTTGCCATGTAATCTTCTTATTGCTTCTTTACACCTTTTAGCTATAGCTCTTTGCTTTGGCTTACCACCATAACGACTACGTTGTTCAACAACTGTCATTATTTGTATTTTTCTAGCAAAAGGTTTATTAACTTTCTTAACTTTAGCACAAGTAGCACGAGCATCGGCAGGCGTAGCAAACTTAATACCAACAGTATCTTTTGGATTTTCATCTGTATATAATCTTCTACCAGAGCCTTTAGGTTTTTTACCTGTACCTTTTTTTGGATCTTTATTTTTTGGCATTACCTAGTTTTTTCATTGCGAACTTTCTAGCACACTTCATCTTGCTAGCATAAGCAGGTTTTCTTTTTCTATTAAAAACTATTTGTTGATTTAAAGAACCTACAATAGCTTTCTTGTTTCCTTTTCTAGATTTAATAAGCCAATTAGCTAGGTCTTTACAACCTAAGTCTTTAAACTTACCTTTAGCATCCGCATACTTACTGTCTTTCCATTCAGGTCTTTTACTTGGCATTGCTCTTAATAAATTTATACATACTATCTCCTAATCTTTCTCCTGATCTTGAATCTGAAGCATAATGACATTTAGCTACGTTTCTTGAAAAACTTATATCATTAGCTAATAACATGAAGTCATTATCTTTATATCTATCAGCGTATAATCTACCTAACATCCTGCTTTGAGCACTGTGGCCACTAGGGTAGCTAGGTGTTTTCATAGTTTTTAGTTCTACAACTACTAAAGGTATATTATATTCTTTAGCTAAAACTTTTGGCCTAGGCCTGTTAAAGTGTTTTTTCAGCTTCATTACTATATCGGCACTTTGACCTATCAACTCGTTTAATTCTTCTTGATCTAGCTCTATACCTTTAGATCTAGCTAAATCTACAAAACACTTATGCTGGTCATCACATTTTTTTACAAAACCTGGATCATGCTTTACTTTAGCTAGCTCTTGTATTTCTTTTAATGTTTTTAATGAGCTGTTTTTAGGCGGCTTGCTATTTTTAAAAGCAGATATATCAAAACCTTTTAAACTCATTATTTACAGTTATGCATGTTAATAAACCAATTGGCTAGTTGTGTATCTCTTTTAGTTCTATTCATGCGAGTCTTTAGCTTTTTAACTTTACTACAAGTTACGCTTCCACCATACAACTTAGATATTCTAGCTTTTAACGTACCGCGATATTCACCGCCACGCTTTTTCATTTTTTCTTTTTCTTTTTTCTACCAAATCTACTTGGACCACCGGCTCTAGTACATCTAACACCCCAGCCGCTAGCATAAGCTGAAGGCCATACTTTAAACTTTCTCTTTGCGGCTGCTTTACATGCTGCACTAATTTTACCCATAATTTATTTTTTATAAGATTTTAAAAACTCTACTAATACTTTTAAGTCAGACTTTATTTCAGCTAAACCAACTTTAACTTCCTCCATGTTTTTAGCCATAGTCTCATGCCTCTTTTCAAACGTTGACTTAACTTCTCTAATACTAAAAAAGAAAAATTTATACAAAGCGTATGATGCTGCTACTGCTACTACTAGTGATAATCCAAATTCTCTTACTAAGTCTAATACTTCTTTCATCACAGTTTTCTACCTTTTTTATCTACTTTAACTTCTTTTACTATAACTTTAGTTTGAGGTTTTTTATTTCTTAATTCCTCTAACTGTTTGTTTAGCTCATCTAGCTTTGTGTCAGCTTCGCTTCCGTCTTGTATCATAGATGAGGTTATCTTAACTTCTTCGCTTAATATATCAACTTCTTGCTGTATTACTTCTACAGCTTCTTTTAATGATAATATCATATCCTCGTTCCACTTCTCTTTTAACTCATACTCTAAACGTGTAACTTCAGTTGGTGGTAGTGTTTTAGCTTCTTCAATGTCTGCTTGAAGCGTATAATACATACCAACAAAAGATGCTGTTATTGATATTATAGCTATTACAGTTTTTAAGTCAAGTTGTACGGATGTGTTTTCAGATATTTTTGTACTCATTAGTGGCGTCAAATGATGGGCATGCTTTATTAGCAAACTCATTGTGTGAATAAATAATTGCTTCAGGGTACATAGCTTTTAATGTTCTAATAACAGCTAATAATCCTTCTTTTTGTTTTTCTGTTCTAGTATCTTTCGGGGTCTTTCCATCTTCTTCAACGCCACCGCAATAGCATATACCGATAGAATTACGGTTATGCCCTGAACAATGAGCCCCGATTTTAGCTATATCTCTACCTTTTTGTATATCTCCGTTTATGTCGATGTAGAAATGATAGCCTATATCTGACCAGCCACGACCTTCAACATGCCACTTTCTTATAGTGTCTACACTTATATCTTGGCCTTCTCTAGTAGCTGAGCAGTGAATAATAATTTCTTTTATTAATCTCATTTGTTTTTAAGTTTCCACCACTTATGCACAGTGTAACCTATAGTTACAGCTAGTAGTGTAATTTTTAATACTGGCTCTAGCCAGTCTATCATAGATATGCTAAATGCACCAGCGTTTAAAACATATAGTCTTAAATCTTGGGTCATTTCTTTTTCATTTTGAGTACAACATTGCCTTTGTACTCAGGTCTATCTAATCTCATTTTTTTAGATATGCATCCGCAAGATCCTTTCATATAAGGAGAGATTCTTCCTTTTCCGCTTAACATTGCCTCTTTCATGATTATTATTTTGATGCTAGTTGTTTTTCTGACTGTGATTTTTTAGCTCTATATTCTGCTATTATCTTTGCTTTTTCTTCTTCTGATTTACCTTTTAAATTTTCAGCACTAACTTTCGCAGCTTCTTTAGGATTGTTTTTAGCATATTCTCTTTTCTCTTGATTTTCTGCTTCTTTATCTGCTTTGAATTTTGCTTTTTGGTATTGCTGGTCAAAGCTATCACTACCATCGTCGTATACTGTAATTCCTTTTGTTTCAGATTTAATAAATTTTTTCCCACCTTCTGTAACTCCAACATTACGCTTAAGTGCAGATGCTCCTGATAGTGTTCTCATTATTTCTTGTCTTTCAATAGAAGACGCTGGTGTTCTCATATAAGAAGAGCTTGCTTGTATAGAAGAAAGTTCTCTTTTTAGTGGTGCCATTTTAACTGGTGCCATTGTTCTCTTTAATGGCTCCATCCTCTTGTTTGGTGCCATTGTTCTTTTTAACGGCTCCATTCTTTTATTTGGTGCCTTGCTTCTTTCATTTGGTGATTTCATAGTTGCCGGGGCTTTTTGTGAATTTACGTTAGCAGCTAAAGCTTGTTGAGCTGCATTTGCTTTGTTTAATTTGTCGTTAGCTGCCATTTGCTCTTTGTGAGCGTCTTTAGCTTTTTTGTTTTTTACTAGTCCTACAGTTAAACCAACTAAAGCTCCAACACCTGCTCCAATAGGACCAAATGCCATACCCATAGCAGCGTACTTAGCTGTCTCACCAAGTATTCTACCACCTTCACCTTTTGCTGATTGAGCTGGTATTTGATCACTTGATATAGCTCCTATATCTGATCCTAAAGCTGCAGCACCTCCTGCAGCAGCACTTACTTGGCCTTGAGTCATCTCAGGCATTTTCCTTAACGGAGAACCTACATTATATCCTGTTATAGATCTTAATGCGTTAGTATTTGGACCTGCTATTGTTTGCATATGTTATTGCTTTGGTAATTACTTTAGTTGAGTAACTGTTTTTATTTTTAAGCTTGGCAATTGGTATCTCTTCATCACCAAGCATCATGCGGTATATTCTACTTATTAGCTGTTTGCACTTGTAGGAAACTTTATATATATGATATTTTTGGGTAGTGCGATTTCTCTCTCTCCACACAACTATCCACCCTTGTTTCAATAATCTGTTCCAGCGTCTGTTGTCCCAGCTATAAGAGTATGTACCTTTTTTATAATCTTCTTTATTAAATACGTCTATAGCATCTAAATAAATTAGCAACTCTAGATCTGAGTCATTTAAGTCATAAGTTCTACAAGCCCACTTTCTTATTATTCTATAATGTTTTAATAGTCCTATGTTCTTTAAATCACTAGACTCTATTCTCATAAAACAATAACAATAGCGGCATCTTTTATAACTCTATACTCAACATTGTCTAACTCTATTTTAAATCCAGCATGCTTGTCATAGAATATAATATCATCGTTTTTTATTCCTTTAACATCAGATCCTACTTCTATTACTTTGCCTTTACTGTATCTTAAATCTTCTCTATCTTTTACATGCAGCATTAATCCGCCTTCTGTCTTTTTGTCTTTTTCAGCAATAGGAAGTATTAATAAATTTTTACCTATTGCTTTCATACTCTGATATTATTTATTACACAATCAGTAGACATTATAGTTGTAGCTACAGAAGCTGCATTTTTTAAAGCGCTTTTAGTTACTAATAAAGGATCAATAATTCCGGCTTTTACCATATCAACCGTATTTCCTGTAACCACGTCTAATCCTCTATCTTCTTCATCCGGGTCTACATATTCTTTTACGCCTGCATTTTTTAATATAAGCTCGTAAGGTTTTCGTATTGCTTGATATAATACTTCTTCACCTATCGACTTAGGCTCTAAATGCATTTGAGCGTTTAACAAGGCTATACCACCTCCAGCAACTATACCATCTTTAACAGCAGCTTTTGTAGCACATATAGCATCTTCTACTCTGTCTAATTTTTCGTTAAGTTCAACTTCTGAGCTAGCTCCAACTTTTACTATAGCTAGTTTGCTTTTTAAATTAGCTATACGTTTTTCAACTTTTTTAATTACATTAGGATTTGTAATATCTTTTAAAGATTTTTTAAGATCTTTAATCATATCATCTACTTGCTCATTAGATTCGTTAAACTTAAGTATAGTATCTTTTTGTGTAGTTACAGCTTTAGCGCATGTTCCTAGCATCTCAGGTGTAATTAGATCCATGTGATCTCCTAAGTTTTCGTTTACTAGAGTTGCTCCAGTAACAGCACATAAGTCTTCAAGTACATTTGCTTTTGATACTCCATATATAGGAGCTTCTAATATGTTAAGCTTTATATTTCCTTTAACTACGTTCATAGCTAACGATGTTTCTACTTGTCTGTCAACATCTGCTATAATTAATAAAGACCTTCCTGATTTTATTACGTGTTCTAGTACTCCTTGTATTTTCCTAATGTTTTCTATTTTGTTTTCTACTATTAGAATTAAAGGATTATCTAGCTCTGCAGTATTTTTTATTTTATCAGTAACAAAGTGTTTACTTCTTAAACCTCTATTAAATTGAAAGCCTTCTACTACTTCAACATATGTTGTTTCATCTTCAGACTTTTCCATCATTACAACACCTGTTTCGTCCACTAGTTTAAAAGCATTGCCTATTAATTTACCTAGTTCTTTATCATTGTTAGAAGATATAGTAGCTACTTGATCGATCTTTTTACCAGTTACTTTTTTAGATTTTTTCTCTAAATACTTAATAACTTTATCTACGCCACTATTTATTCCTTCTTTTATAGCTCTTGTATCATCTAGCAAAGAGTGAGAATTTATCTCGTCTAATATTGCTTTAGCTAATACTGTTGCAGTAGTCGTACCATCACCTGCATCATCTACTGTTTTTTGAGCTGCTTGCTTTATAAGTGTTGCTCCAATATTTTCTAGCGGATCACGCAGCGTTATACTGTTTGCCACTGTAACTCCGTCTTTTGTTATTTGTGGCGCTCCATTGCTATCTTCTATAATAACACATTTACCACTTGCTCCTAGCGTAGAACCTACTGCATTAGTAAGTTTCTCAACGCCAGTTAATACTTGGCTTCTAGCATGATCGCCAAAAGCCAAGTTTTTAACTAACTTTAAA